TGCAGTCCAGAAAGGTCTTGGTCACCTGTATTAGTTCCCGTTACTCCGTCTAGCTTGGTCTTGTCTCCATCGACAAAAGCACCCTCTGTCAGAATAGGCTGCAATCCAGACAAATCTTGATCCCCCGTATTTGTTCCCGTGATTGCTGTTAGCTTGCTTTCTTGTGCCGTAGTGAAAGAAGCCGTTGTATTATCCAATACGGAATCTTGAGCTTGAACAGTTGCCCCAATGTCTGAAGGCTGCAATGCTGCATCGGCTTTATCGCCTTGATCTGAAGTTGCAAAGTCTTCGGTGGCGTTTGTAGCCGCTGTACCGATCCCTAGTTGGTTTCTCGCGTCTGGATTATCGGTCGATCTTAACAAGTTATCGATGTGCTGTTGAACGGTATAGTCTGGCATCTTACTTTATGGTTTTGGTTTGCCCGTGTTGATCGGCCCGGTTGTTCCCCGGGTGATCGGCATTGCTATTGATTTTGGCATTTTAGCAGGTTGGATTTACCTTAGTGACTTGCACGTTGAGATCTGTTCCAGCGGCAGCGTTTGCAACAACGATTTCGCCTGTTGCGCTCACGGCTCTGAATTCAGAAGCATCGGCTGTGGCAATAGTTGCTTGCCCCTCTCGCCAAGGTAGGTAAATAACGCCACCGGCGCTCTGCACGGCTACGGTTGCCCCGGAGAATGTGCCTTCAACCACCACCATGTAGTGGCTTGCTGGGCTTAGTGCGATCGGGGTGCTTCCATTGGTTGTGATATTGAATGTCATGATTTTGTTTTATTTGGTTTTTACGTCTTCAACCGGGGTGTGCCCCTCTGGTATTTGGTCTTCATCAACAAGCAAAACGTATCCGTCTTCGGTTTCCTTAATGCTGCTATATTCAAGATCCAGCTTTGCTGCCAATGTTTCGGCGTGGCGCTCTTGCGCATATGCTTTGCCGTCCTTTGTCCCGATGTAGGTTTTGGAGCTCTTAGCGGTCTTCTCTGTGGATTCTGTGGCAATCTCTGCGTTTAGCTTGGCTATGTTCTTAGCTGCTGCTTCTTCATCGATCGGCTCTACTTCGAGAGTCGCCTCCTGCGGTTGCCCGTTGATGAGGCTTTTATTGTAAGCATCGAGAGCCTTTCTTCTGCGGTTGGCTTCCATCTTCTGCTCAGCGACTTTGCGTTTGAGCTCACGATTCACTTTGAGGGGTCGCCTCACCCTACGCACTGGCGTAGCTGGATCGTGCACAATTGATTTGTTCAATTCGTTATTTTCCATCGTTTTTTTTTGTTATTGAAAAGGGGGGCTGCGAATAATTTACGCAGCCCCCCCCTAATTAGGTTATGAGACGGTTTCTGCCTTTAGTTGTGGCGAAGGCGAACCATGCGAACATTCTTAGTCTCGTATACTTGAGTCCAGTTTGTAGGATCGGCTGTCTCTAGGTTAGTTGGAGCAAGTCCAGCCATTGATGCGCCGTTCCATTTCACGCCTCGTGGGTGAAGGATAAAGCGCTTGCGGTTGATGATGTGGGTGTCTCCTGCGAGAGCATCGCGGTTGAGTTCGACTGCCCATGTTCCTTCACCGCCTTCAGCTGCCTCTGCGCCGGATCCCGGTGCGTATGCGAATGCACCACGTCCGAAGAGGTAGGTGCTGTATACTGGGTCGCCATCGATGGTTTCGACTGTGGTGTTGTCATCAACAATTACTTCCATTCCTTGGAAGACCTTGATGTTCATTGCACCTTCGCTTGGCTTGATGAAGTCGATCAAGTCGTCTTGTAGCAGCTTGGCTTCTACGGCTGAGTGCATAACGATTGCAGTGAGCGAATCTTTGCTGTCGCCTAGTTTCTGCTTGGCATCGATGATTACGTCTCCGCTGATTACGTTGTCTACGCCGGCTGTTCCGACTCCGCCACTTGTGTGGTAAATGTCCAGAGTTGAGTTTGCTGCCATAGTTGCTTCTGTGAACACGCCGGTGAGGGTGTCAAGCAATAGGGTTTGGTGCTTGCGCATCCAGTAGTCTGCGAAAAGATCCACGATGGTGTTGAGTGGGTCTGCGCCGCTCAGCTTGCGTGAAAGATCATTCACGGAGAATGCGTCTCCACGGAGATGCACGATTCCGACATCCTTGGTTGATGTGATCTTCTTCGTGGAGAGTGATGCTCCATCGCTAAGAACTTGATCCGCTCCTGCTAAGTCTTGGAAGAAAGGAATATTTACGGTTTGTCCACCTTCGCTGATTTTATTTACGAGGGTTGATTCGATTGAAATGAGACCGCTCTGAAAGAGACGGCTTTTTTCTGCTGTTCGCTCAACAACATATCCCTCGAAAAGCTCGGGGACGATGATGTCTGCTACTTGTGTCGTTGCCATTTGTGTTTTTGTTTTTAGTTATTTTAGGTGCGCTATCATCCACATCCCCGATGCGTCTCTCCATCCCCCCGGGACTTCAAGATTACGACCTTGTATGTTTAAACCATGAATAGCTTACAAACGTCAAAAAGAAAAAGGCACGGAGGATGCTTTTCCCCCGTGCCCGTATCGTCACTGTCACCTTTCGCGGCAACAGCGTATTTTCTTAAGGTCTTGCGTTGATTGTGACTCCTGCTGAAGCTGCCATTTTTTTTGCGGTCGCTTGGTCTTTCTTGTAGAGAACATTTTGCTCTGTGAGATTCCAGTTCTCTTTTTTCCACGGGTTTTGTCCACCTTGCGATCCGTCCGATCTTCCCCCACCGCCTGCACCGCCTCCGGTGTTTGGATCGAATAAGTGCTCAGCTTGCGTTGATAGTTCCTTGATGAATTCTGCCGGGCTGAGCGGTTGTCCGGCTGCACCGTATAGGATTTCGCCATTCTCGTCTTTGGCTACTAGGTTTCCTTCGTTGTCCACGGAGAATACCTGCCTTCCCCGGGACATGAGATCTGCCTCTGCGCCCTTTCTCAATCCAGCAGTTGCGCCGGCGGTCATGAGAGCTTGGTTGACCTTCACTGATTGCAGTTCGTTTTTCATCGTTGCTGCCATCTCGGTTGCTGCACTGAGATCGTGCTCGTGCTGTTTTTGCATTTCCGTGATCCGCTTTTCGACGAGCTTGTCGATGTCTGCTTTCTTCGTGTTCTCCACGAATGTCCCGCTGCTGACTCCATCGTATGCCTCTAGGAAGTCTGGCACTTTGTCTGGATCGATGCCGTCGAATTTCTCGAGTTGGCTTTTGAGCTTTAGGTTGTTTTTGCGGAATTCGTCAACTTGCGCTTTTGGAACTACGCCCTCGACTTGCAGGATGTATTGTCCGTTGCCGTCTTCTTTGTATAGGGCTTGCTGTGCCTCGTCTAGTGACTCGATGTCTGTTGTAATATACTTGAGCATGGGTTTTTCTATCCGTTGCCGTCACTCTGCACAACCTAAAAATCCCCCCTCGTGTCGTCTCCGATACGAAGGGGGTGTTTTTTTGTCTGTCTAAAGCGCCAGCTGGCGCTTTTACTCAGCCACCGTGAGCTCTGTGCTACTATCAAAGTGCCAATCAGCCATTCCGTCTGGCAGCATCCTGTCAAACTCGATTATCAAGCTGTGGTAGCTGTTCCCGTAGCTGCTGATCTTCTTCACCTTGTAGGTCGGGCTGTCTGGTGCGATCTTCACCTTGTCGCCAATCTTGAGATCACGAACGAGGACTGTCTTCTTTTTTTCTTTTGCTTTTTTCATTGTGTTGGTTCGCCCGTTGTTTCCGGGTTCGCTACCATTATACCACATGGCATTTCTCAAATACGCAAAAAGAGCCCAATACCGGGGTTGTGCCGGTATTGAGCCCTTTGTTACCTAGGCTGAAAAAAGTTGAAAAAAAGACTTTTTCCTATTTGGCGATTGTCACCGTTAGCCCTCCCTTCGGGGAGTAGTTGGCATTTACGCCGTCTTGATCGACTCCAAAGGTTAAGCTCTCGCATGAGGAAAGCGCCATCGCTATTGCGGCTGCAATTATCAGTTTGTATTTCATAGATCTTATTTGCTCTCGTTTGCAATCAGCAGCGTTATGTGGCTTGCTACGTCTGCAAAGATTTGAGCTTCGATTTCCCATTCGCCGTTTCCTAGTGAAGTCATCTCGTCAGAAAACACTGGGTATTGTGCTGTGAGCTCTGCTAGCGCAGCTGGCGTGGCGATCAGTTTGATGGTGAGCCGGTCATCGGTAGGAGCGATATCAATATATCCGCTTGCGGTTTTTATGGCTGTAGTTGTGTTGGTTTTCATTGTTCTGTTTTTACAGGTTAACCAATAATAGCCGGCAGCGTTCCCTTTAGTCAAGCGCATACCATCCATCTTCTAGCTCTTCATTGTTCCATTTAATGGCGATTTCCGCCATTTTCGGGTATCTTATCCCGTTTACCACCCTTACCCACTCTGCTGCTTCGTTTGTCAAATCCTGCGATATGATCTCTCCCTTGGTTGGTGCGTCCATCTCCAAACAGAAAACGCCTTGATCCCAGCATGTGGTTCTGAGGTGCGTTGCTTGGATTGTCTCTCCGTCAAACTCGTAATAGAGCTTGTCGCCTTCGAGCTTCATCCGGGTGAGCTTATCTATCATTTCTTCTCTGCTTTGCTTTTTCATTTTTTTATAGGTGATCTATGGGAACGCCCCAGTTCTCTGCTGATTGGCTCGCTTCGTCAGTAGGTGGCAAGTTGTATTTGTTATCCCAGATGGTGGGTAGCCCACTTGTGTTGGCAGCTACCTCGGCTTCCCCGTCTCCCAAGAATGAAGATCTGTTGCTTCCGCCTGTCCTTTCCAGCATGTATAATCCGTGTATCCGGGAAAATGGCACGGCTGTGACTGTGGTGTTTCTTCCACGCACGAATGTCTGCTTATACATCGAGTGACTCTCTGTTACTCCACGTTTGGGCTTGAAGCTTTCGCCTGTGCCTTCGCCTTCGTGGCCGCTTCCGGCGATTTCTTCCGCGCTTGATGTTCTGATCAGAAGGACTGCCTGTCTCTCTTTGTCTACCCACGGCACTTCTTCAAAGCTGCTTAGCGTTTCCTGCACCATTGCGTGGTAGCTCATGAATAGCCTGTCTGCCTTTTCTACGCCTCCCACCATCCTTGCGACTTCTTCAAATTGTTCTTTCGCCATTTGGTAGCTTGCGTCTCCTTTACCATCCCAATATTGTGATTTCTGGTGGTTTGGCAGATGCTTTCCGTATGCATACTTTGCTGCTTGGGCATCGCCATCCCAGCTGTCTGATGACTGTGCGTCCAGCCACTTTTCGATCGGATATATATTGATGTTCTCTGCTACCATCTGGCTTTCCCATCGCTGCACGATTGATCTCGTGTCGGTTGGTTTTGCTTGAGGTTGGTTATCCGGCATGTATGGCGAGAAGTACTCGGATGGTGTTTCCGGGATTCCAGCGTTGTCTTGCTGTTTTTGTATCCACGCTATATCTTTGAGATATTTCGTAGCCATATCATACTTCTCCGTTTCCCCCGTTTTTTTCGCCTCTTTTTGCAAGGCGAGCAAATTGCTTTTATATTGCAATGCTTCCTTTGCTTTTTGTGGCGTTGTCCCCTCGGAGAACTTCATGTTATTTCCTGCTTTGTGCGATATGGATTTTATCGCTTCCTCAATTGCCGGGGAGTAGTAGTCGTATGGTAGTTTGGGTTTGGATCGCGCCCCCAATGCACCGCCTCCTGCTCTCAAACCTCCGAATGATCGACCATTTTCGTCTCTCACTACCGGGGTGCTGTTTGCTGATTGATCGCCGCTTACTACTAGCTTTTTCGGCACGGATTCTTGTATGCCGTATTCACGTAAGTCCATACGTGTTCTGGCTACGTCTTCTGTGTATCCATCATCGTATCCGCCTCGCTGAAAGTCTCTTATACCGACTGCCGCCCTTTTTGCCTCGCTTGCCCTTGTGATTAGTTTGCGTTTCACACTTTCCGGGAGATCGAGGTCTTCCAGTCTTGAGAAGTCTGTCCTTTCGATGGTTGTGGCTATTTGATCGATGGTCATGTTGCCGTATACGCCGGCTGCGCTTGGTGATTTGGCTGCGTCCCTCATAGAGAATATCTCTGTAGGGTAATCGTTCCATTCTTGCTCTGTCTTGACTTCCCCCTGCGCTCTGAATTCCAGCGTGCCTCCATTGTCGATTCTGTAGACATTGCCTTTTGGATCAACCATCACGTTGTCGCCTCCTGCCCCAATAACGTCCCAGTTGCCAAGAATAGCGTCCACTGCGAATCCATCTTGCAGCTTTTTGTCGGCTTTCCTCTTCTGCGCTGGGGTGAGTTGTGCGTAAAGCTTACCGCCTTCGATGAATTCCGTTACTTTATACGTGCCCTCATCCGTCTCTATGATCTTGCCTTTTGGCGTGTCGAAGCCTAGCGCCTTGTATATGTCATCTGAGTCTGACTCGGTTTTTACGTGTCCAACGCTGTTTCCTTCTTTGACCACCCAGTGCTTGCCTTTGCTGTCGACCATTTTTTTAGCGCCGGTCGATCCGCCCAAGTCCTCAACGAATTTGAGGGTCTTTGGATCTGGCACTGTTTTGAGATTAGCGACTTTTTTCCTGTTTAGTTCTTTTTGTTTTTCAGTGCGGGTTGCTTGTTTTGGCTCTGGATCGGGCGCTCGTTTGTCTGGAGTCTTTGCGACGAACTTAGGCGCTGCCATTATCTTCGACGCACCACCGGGGCTTTTCTCGATCTCGCCTGCGATTGCGTCTAGATCGTATACCAGCACTTCGATTTCCTCTTGCCCTCCCAGAAGGAATGCTGTTGCTCTGTGGTTGCCGTCATGCAGCTGGTATGTGCCGTTGAGTTTTACCACGAGCGGTGGCTTGCCTTTCTGCTTGGGATCAAAGCTCGCCAGATCTCCGCTCTTTAAATATTCCTCTACGGTGTCCATTTCCACGTAGACTTGTGCTGTCACAAGGTCTGCGATCTTCACTTTCTGGAGGCTGTTTGGCACTTGCTCCATCGCAGAATCTTTCTGTGATGCGAATTCTTCGCCGATGTCCCACTCTTCGTCTGGCGGTGTTATCTTCAGCGGGTTTACGATCATTTGATCGGGCTTATCTGATAATTCGTATGCCCAGTCGTATTCCTCAGATTCTGATATGAGGTCTTGGTTTGCCAATTTTTTCATGCCTAGCTCGTAATTGAGCTTTACGGCATCCGGGATGATTTTGAGCCCCTCGGTTTCCATGCCCTCTACTGCCTGCCCTTCCTTGACTGTCTTCATCCAGTTGTCCATCTCGGCAGATGTGAGATTGGCGATTACGGCTTTCTCTCCTGCGCTTGGCTGCTTGCCTGCGATGAGCTTTTTCTTGGCTGTGCTGAGCTTGGATGCTTTGGTGGCTGCTGCTTGTTTCTCCGCAGCGATTGTCTGCACCTTTTTGTTTATCTCAGCGACATCTTCGGGTGCGATCTCATTGTTTAGGTAGTCCTCTACTTGGCTTTTGGTCATCGCCTTTGGGTCTATCCCGGTCACATCTTTAAAGGCTTTCTGCTTCAGTTGGGTAGTTGAGTCTCCATCGGTTGCGATTGAGTTTTTGAGTTCGTTTGAGTTTGATAGGGATTGAAGTTCCATTGCTGT